GAATTACCCCGGGAGTTGCTAGATACACAACAACATTTACTCCGCCGTCTTCAGCATTCCCGACTAACTAATTAGTACAGAGTAGCCTAAACAGAAAGGGCCCTTAAGGGCCCTTTCTTATGAAAGTAATATTTACATTGTACCAAAGTCAAATAATGTTGCTAGGTGTGCATGAGTCTTTTGTGTTCTACTAAGATCCCATTTTAAACACCCCACTAAGTTCTTAACTTTCTGGTCAACAATACCGGCTTGCATTCCGTCACTATCAAACGGTAAATTTAAAAACCAGTCTGGTAAGTGAGTTTCATCAACCGGGTATGCAATACTTGTTAAGTTGTTTTCAACTGTGTCCTTTAACTTACATACAATAATTTTCTGGCCGTCGATAATACGCATTGCATGTTGATCCATATTAATTTCTTTTAACCTGTTCCATGCAAGCGATGCAGTTACGTGACCCGGTACATGTAAGTTGCCTACTTTTTCGCCCTTCATCTTTTTGTAGCCAGCATCCTCGAGCTTTTCTCTATAGTGAGTCAATTTGTTAACTGCTCGAGGTGTACCTTGTTCCCACGGTTTCATACTTTCAAAATGTTCCTTGAATATACGAATCTTCTCAACTACAAAATTCTCGCCTTTATCTGTTAATGTATCCATTAGAATTTCAGATAAGAATTTCTGCACAAATTTTGGAGTATCTGCTCGTTTCAAATCTAAACCCATTGCTTTAACTTTACCTGGCTTACCACCTGCGTCGAGTCTAATACCGTCTTTCTCATACATCAATACAGCATAACGCTTCTTAACAATGTATAATCCACTTTCTGCTACAACTTCACGCGAACTTGCAATAACGCCTGTTGACTTCTTGATAGGTACATTTAGTGTGCTTAACAAGAAATCCGGGAATGTTGCTGATACAGCTTTAGCTAAATCATCATACAAATCTACAATACTTTCTTTTGTCCACACAATTTCACCGCGATTAATCTCATCCTTTAATATAGGATAAGCTGAAAAATAACAAGAGTCAGTATCACCGTATACAATTGATTCACCATAGTGATCATATATACCTGTAATCATTTCGTTGGTTTTAGATGCCATATGTTTGGTAATTGTACGACCTGTCAGTGTAGTCGATTGTCCTAACCGTTGATCAAAAAATCTACTACCAGCATTAAGCAACGCACCGTACGCAGAATTCAGGTTAATCTTTTTAACCAATTGACGTTTATCCCAAAAACCTACAATACGCTTTAAGCTATCTTGATCCCTGCCAATAGCTTTTCCGTCCTTAAGAGTAAGCCTGTGTTGGTTCATATACTGAACTACACGCTTCTTATGCCCTTCGGAAATTAATTCCAATAGTTTTTTAGGTTTATATGCTTCTGCCTCCGTAAACGGGTTAGCTTTAATCTCAGCATCACTAATATCGCCTAAATTGAACAGATTTTCCGGCACTTTAACGCCATCTATCTTAGGGTTATCTTCAATAGATTGATAGTTTGTCATTATCCCTTGTAATATCTTACGTTCACTATACCATCGTGTTAGTAGTCGTGGAATTACGCCATCAATGTCAGTTCTAAATATAGTACCGTTTGCACTTATGCACCATGGCTGATTTCCACTGAAAATTAAGTCGTACAGTTCTTTACCGGTAACTTCAAACACATTACCGTCTTCCATTTCTAATGTTAGTTTATTGGAAATATTTTCGTTATAAAAATCTTCCATTTCTAAGACGTTAAATCTGTCATTCCACCAAGATGCAAATGTGTGCTTACCGCCCTTTGCTTCCCACGCTGCGATTGCTGCATTAGTTCTGTCTAACTTTATTTGCCCGACAATAGTCTCTGGGCTCATATTTAACGCTCTAATAACTGATGGATATAGCGACTTCATGTCAGTACTTCCTAACCACTTATGCAGTCCCTGTTTCGGAGTTGCTACCCATCCGCCAGCTGCACGATTATCATCTGATTCCTTATCGTGTTTCTTGTCCGGGCATACCAAATTACTGCTATGTGCCTCCATCAGGACATTTTGATCAGTAACCGCTACCGCACCCATAGTTGTTTGAATTAATACGCAACTTGAATGCGCAATAGAATTAGCTAAGTCAATGAACTGTAATTTCTTATCAAGTCTGTCTAATAATCGCGTATCTTGTAAGTTATACTCTAAGAATGTCTTAAAGTCATCATTGTATAGTTCATCCAATGTACCATCATATTGTAATTTAGTTTCACCTAATTCGGCCTCTGCGATTGAATTTAACGCATAACTATGCCTTTCTTCGTAGTTGTATTTCTTATACAATTGCATGTAATCGATATGAACGCGACCGATTAAGTCATACGTCGGTTGCACTTTACCACCACGTTCAAATTCTCTAACCTTAGGTTGTTGTTCCCATAAACATAATCTTCTTGCTTCTTGCTTGCCTAAGATACGCTTAATTCTATTCACAACATACGGAATGTCGTATGCTTCGCTGTTCCAACCACTTAAAACATCAGCATCATCGATAATATCCATGAATGCAACAAGCATGTCTTCTTCTCTTTCAAATAAGACTACATTGCCTACTTCTGCTGCAATCACTTGTGCTTCTTCCCAAGACAGTGTTTCGGGCGGAACTGCAATACATATAATTTCATCAAGCCATTGTAAATGTATAGATATAGACGTAATTGAGTTTTTAGCTTCGGATGCTTCGGACCAGCCTAATTCTTTGTCAAAGCTGGTCTCAATATCGAAGAACGCAACATTAAGAGCCGGGGCATCGCCCGATGTATAATTTTGTTCTAAGCATCTGAAAATTGGATCAACATCACTTTCCCACTTTGTGGAATTAAAGGCAAGTGATTTTAATATTTTTTGTTTCTCTACATATGTGCGTGGTACAATTTTCTTTACAAAATCACCGTATATAGATTTGTGTGATCCTTTTTGATCACTAAGGTAGAAATGATAATCAGGTGGGTATTCCTTGTAAACACGTTTACCGTTTACACGTTCAACTACCCTAATTACTTCGCTTTCACCACCCCGTTTAAAGTGTGAGTCAACATACACGAATTAAATTCCTCTGCCAAGCTGATCTAACAGATTCTCAACTTCTTCAAAGTCTTCTCTTACTTTGTTTAGATTTGCTTTGTGGGCAATCTTGATAACTTTATTCAATTGTGCTGGCTTAACTTCTAATTCTTCTGCAATTGCTTTTACAGTCTCACTAAGCCCCACCTTTAGGTCTTCACATTCTTGTAATACTTGCACTCCATCATTAACTAATTGTTTAAGCCTGATAAGATTTGCGTCTGATAATTTATTTGCCATATTTACTCCTGGGACAGTATTTTATTGTAACAGAAATGTTATTGAAAGTCAAAACTATCTGATACACTAAACGAACTACCGCAGCCGCAAGTTGTTTCCGCTTGTGGATTATCTATAACAAAACTTGCACCCATTAAGTCTTCTTTATAGTCAATTGTAGCGTTGTTTAAGTATTGAGAACTAACAGAATCAACAAGAACTGTTACACCGTTTCTTTCAATAACAAAATCGTCTTCGTTAATTGTATCATCGAACGTAAATCCATAGCTAAAACCAGAGCAGCCGCCGCCCTGTACAAACACCCGTAATTTTAATGCTGGGTTATTTTCTTCTAATACAAGCTCTGCAATTTTTGTTGCTGCTGAATCTGTAAATGTTGTCATATTATTCCTTATACCCTAAAAGACTCTCCACAACCGCATTTATCGCGCTCGTTCGGATTGTTAAATTTGAAACCTTCGTTTAATCCCTCTCGCATGTAATCAATTTCCATACCCTCGAGATATGGGCAACTTTTTGCATCTACAAAAATTTTGCAATTGTTACAGTCTATACATTTATCATCTTCGTTTGCTTCGTCGACATATTCTAACACATATGCTAATCCACTGCATCCGGTAGTCTTAACACCTAACCGAATGCCGGCACCTCTGCCTCTTTTTAAGATAACTTGCTGAATTTTTCTATTAGCTCTATCAGTTAATGTTATCATGTTTAGCCCTATAATCTGTAATTGCTGCTTTTATTGCATCTTCGGCTAAGATAGAGCAGTGTATCTTAACAGGTGGCAGTGCCAATTCTTCAGCCAAGTCACTATTTTTAATTGAACCAGCTTCGTTAAGTGTCATGCCCTTAACAAGCTCGGTAATAAGGCTCGACGATGCAATTGCTGAGCCGCATCCGTATGTCTTAAATCGCGCATCTGTGATAATACCATCAACTACTTTAATTTGCAGTTTCATAACATCCCCACATGCTGGTGCGCCTACCATACCGGTGCCAATACGATTATCGTCCTTATCAAATGATCCCACATTTCGTGGATTTTCATAATGATCGATTACTTGTTTTGAATATGCCATTGATATTTCCTATTATATAATTAACTTCTTATGAGATTCTAACCGGTCGGGTAATTGTATTATCGAGAACCGTATGCGTCGCCGGTGATTGGATCATTAGATCCTTTATACATATGAGGATCGTACCCGTGTATAGGAGAAAGAGTTCCTAATTTTTGCCTGGTTGTTTGATGCTCATCAGTGAACCTAAACATCTGGTCAGGCATAACACGCCTAAACCATTCTACTACAAGTGGGCGAACATCTAATCCTGGATTAGAATTTTCCAATTCTAATAGCTGATCATTGAACTCATCATCATCGATAATCTCTTGAATATAAATGGGCGCAATTGCAGCCGGGATCGGTCTGTTCATTATAGTTTGCACTAATTCGAAATCTTCATTGCTAAGTGGAAGTTTACGAATCGCTTCGTTAAGCTTTGTAACAGGGCGATATTTATATCTGTATCCACCGTATTTGTTATCTAATCTATCCACTGCGGATCTTGCCCTTGAAGTTGAGGTATACGGGCCGCCAACTTTCTGGCCTGTTTTTGTATCATATACTTCGTAAGTTTCCTGTGTCGGTACTTCTGTACTTTCTTTAGGATGTGACTTGAAATATTCTACTTCGCCTTCGTGTTTAGCTGCATCTTTCTTAGAAGAAAAAGTACCTAAATTCTTACCTTTGTGTGATAGCAATCTATAACCGGACCCGTGCTTAACAATGTGTTCATCAATAGCAGTCTTAATAACAGAACGTAATTCATCATAGTCGTCTTTTAATTTAGATTTTAGAAACTCTCTGCCTTTTGATGAAGTTGCTGGATCTCCGATTTTGTCGACATAGGTATCCATACGCTTTTGTAACAAATCAATGCGCTGAACATGTTTTGGAGAAATATCTTTATCCTTAACATTCTTTGGTAATAAAATTTCTAAAATCTTCATATTAGTATTTATCATCTTTTCAATGATAACTTGCAACCAAAAAGAAAGGCTCCGGAGAGCCTTGTATCGATGCAATACTTAATGCTTAGATATTGAATTCGTCTGCTACAGACTTAGGTACCAAGTCGATATCAAACTCTTTTGCCTTCTCAACAATTAGTGGAAGAACAAACAATGAACCCGGCATGGCAACAATACCTGCAAAAGTAGTTGCCTTTAACAATTCGGTTGCTTTCTTGTTTGCTGCAGAAATTTCATTAACCGATGCGTCACCAGTTGCAGCCTTTTGATAAATTTTATACATATCTTGGCTATTTTTGTATTCTGCTTTGATTACTTTTTGTACCTTTTCGAATACTGCTTTACCTTCTTCGGGTGTCTTTGGAATCGATGCAAAGAAGTCAGATGTTAATTTGAAAAAGTCTTGTGGGGTTTTAAAAGTTGTTGTCATAATTATATTTCCTAAAAGTGCCAATTTTGGCCACTATGTTAATACTGCCTCACCATGAGCACAGTATCGTTAGTGTAATATATTTATCAAAAATGTGCGACCGCAGCATTTTTATGGTGCATTATTAACCTACCTTGATCTGTTGCGACCGAACATATCCTCTTCTTCATCGTCGTCGAGTACTCTATTGGTGCGTACCAATGGTTTTACAGGTTTCGTGTACGACTCTTCTGCAATCTTATTTTTATAATTAGCTTGGTCAGAACGAGCAGTATCTTTATTATCAAGGAATTTATTCATAGTCATTTGGCCTGTGCCGTATGCAAGGTATCCAAGAAAGTACTCAATACCCATACCGCCCAATAGAATTAGTTTCCACATAAAGACTGTTGCACCAAACGCGATAAGAAGTGCAATAATTCTCGAATGTGAATAATGCCCAGTAGCGTTATCTTTCACCGCATCGTCGAGTATCGCAAGTATTTTAATCATATTATTTCCTTATTTGTAATATTTATCTAAAAATGCAAGATAACGAGGTCATAAGAAAGCCCCTTGCGGGGCTTTCTATTGTAAGTTAAAAATTAACTATTAAACTTCGTCAACTTGGTATGTTACTACTACTGTAGCAAAACCAGCACCACCTGGTGTGCCAGCGACTGTTGCTTGTACCTGTACTGCACCTGCTTCAGTAACCATATCTTCTGCGATATACATACCGACAGTTTGTGTATCGTTTTCTGTAGAAACCATGTACTCGCTACCACCTGACTTACCAACAACCAATGTACCTGTTGCTGTATCAGCTGCGGTAACCTTAACCTTAACGGAAAGTATTGTAGAACCTGCTGGAAGAACTGCACCAATATTAATAGATGCTGCTGCCGACAAATTAACTACTGCCGAAACTGCCTTAACTGCTCCAGCGGATGCGCCAACGGCAATTGCATTATCAACATATTGCTTGTTAACCAAATCAGCTGCTGCTAAACCAATTGCGTAGTCAGCTGCTGTTGGACCGGATACAGTTACTTTACTGCCTGTTCCCGATGGAAGAGCCATTGTTGTATCGCCAGTGACAGAAGTCAATGTCAATGTTGTGTTACCACGAACTGTTAACGCTTGAGCTGCATCGGACTGGATCAAACCAGCGCCTGTTGTACCAACAATGAACGAACCAGTACCGTTTGGTATTGCAACGATGTCACCGTTTGTGCCAAGTGCAGTCAATACAACATCAGATGATGCTGAATCTGTAGTCAATGTCAATCCAGAAGCGCCACCGATGGACAATGTGTCAACTGTTGCACCTGGTGTGAACTTGAAGTCTGGGGAAGTAGCTAAAGGAGATGTGCCAGCGCCGAACAAGATTTCGTTAACTGCAAATGTTCCGACACCTGTACCACCGTGTGATACGTCAACTGTACCAAGTTGGATAGACAAGCTGTTTGCACCCATTGTGGTTGTGATCATAGAATCAGCACCAATGATTGCCATTGACTCACCTAATTGAACTGCATCAGATCCAGATGTACCTGTAAATGTAATTGTGCTCTGAGCAAGCGCAGTAAGCGGAACTGTTCCAAGAACAACATTACCGGCTGTTACTACGAATTGAGTAGCATCGAATTTAGCAACACCTTTCTGCGAAGAAGAAGCATCGGCTACTGTAATAGCGAAATCAGTTGTACCGGCTGGAGTTTCAGAAACTGTAACGCTTGTACCTTGCAATGTAACACCGTGAATGTGCAAGCCATCGCCCAATGTTAATGTGTCAGATCCAGAGTCAGCTGTTGCTGAGAAAAAGTCATTAACAATCATCGCATTTGTGATACCGTTAGCTGGAATATACAAACCAGTTGCATCTTGTGTAAGACCACCGGAACCTGCTAGTAATAGTTCTAACTTACCTGTATTTGTTGTCGAGCGCGATGTGCCATTATCTGTAAGGATAAGTGCACTAGCTGTTGTGCTATAAAGATCGATACCAACGTTGTTTGTTGAGAACTCACCAATACCAGCACCTAAGTTAACACTGAATACAGTACCTGTTAGGGACAAACCTGTACCAGCACTGTAAGAACCAGCACCAGAGAACTGCTGGAATAAGATCGGGCTTGTACCGATTGCAGTTGTTGTTTCAGTTTCTACCCAACCAGTGTTAGCGTATAAAGTACCTTCTTGGTTGAATACGAAATCGCCGCCTGCTACTTCTGTTGTGGTATCAAAGTCTGTTGAGCGTGTCCAAACTGTTGCACTTGTAGCCCAGTAAATACCGTTCTCAAATGTGTTAGTCTGGCCAGTAACCATGATACGACTTGCTAAAGATTCAGATGCATTCTGAACAAGTGTGAATCCATCAATAACAGTTGTCGACGGAACAGTCAACGTAGCTCCGACACCAGCTGTACCATTGGCATATGTACCAATATTAGCTGCTTGAACAACCTGAGTTGCTTCGTGGACATGAAGTCCTTGAGCAACCGCATCAACATACGCCTTGCTTGCTGCATCAGAGTCAGCTGTAGGCAATGGAAGACCAGTAACTGTACCGCCGCCAACGAATGTTAGTGATGCACCCGAATTCATTGTATCGCCGGTTACATTTACGTATGTAGCATCAACAAGTGCGGTAATGTCGCCTGCGACAACTGCTGTTGTTGTTGGGACACGGCCTTTTGCGTCTGTCGAAAATTTCCAGAATCCGCTTGCGGCTGGAGTTCCTACGTCTGCAAGGCTAAGTGTTGGGTCGCCAGCTGCACCGGATCCGTTTGACACTTCGATTTGTCCAGCTGTACCGGTGATCGAAATTGTGGTTGCGGTGCCATCACCTGTTCTAGAAATGATACCAAGTGTGCTAAGACCTTCTAACGCTGCTAAGTCATTAGCAAGAGCGAAAGTTGGGTTACCCGCAATACCAGCAGCGTCAGTAATTGTAAAACCAGCGGCTGGTGCAACCAATGTACGGGACGCATATGTATCGGCACCTGTCTGAACCATAATGCCTGTCGATGTTTTAGCTGCTAATGCTTCAAGACCTGCATCATAGGCTTGCACGCCAGATGTAGCACCCGGCTGCGCTTTCTGCCAATTTGTACCATCGGAATAAATTACATTGCCAAGAGTGCCCGGCGCGAAAATCTCATCCAATGTATCATGAGCAAGTGCATATGCACCAAGCTGGTTAATAGCATTTGTGAAACTTGTAGCAGTTGCAATCGGGCCATTGAACGAAGCTGCAACAAAGTTACCAGATGCATCAATACCTGCACCAAGTGATGCTTCGATGTTGTCGATTTCTGTCTGCAATGGACCTGTGTCGCCGACTGTTGTCCAAATAGCGCCATTGGAAAACTCCATTTTAGAAAGTGTTGTATTATAACGGAAACCGCCTGTGTATGATGTAGCATCCGGTTCTTGACCTGTTGTACCACTTGGTACAACCATAGCACCTGTGCCACTGAACGAATATACACCAGTGCCTGCACGACCGATAGAACCTGCGTCACCGAGTGTAACAACACCGGAGTTAGACGAAAGTACAACGTTTCCAGCTGTAGCAACAAGGTTACCAGCTGTAGCAACAACGTTACCAGTTGTAAGTGTGATATTACCAGCCGAGGAAGTAATTCCTGCTGTTGTCAATGCTGCATCGGTTGAACCGTTTAGAGCTTTGAAGTTAAATACGCCTGCACTATTAATGATGCGAGGACCGGCCTTGCCATATTGTAGGTCACTGCCTACGCCAATAAGACCAAAATTCTTTACATTAGCCATTTATGATTTCTCCTTAAATTATAGGACCACAATAGTCCTCAACTTGTTATTTATCCAAGACACAGATAATTATACATAAGATACTATTATTTGTGCCATTCCTAAAGTTGCCCCATTATTAGCAAACTGGGACGTAATATCGACATCACCCTGTGCTGTATCTATACCAAATAGAATATCAGTCGAAGTGGTATAAGTGCCAGCAACTGTTAAATCTATTAAACCAGGTGTCATTAAACCACTCAATTCGGGCGGTGGTGGCACTGGATTATTAACCTGATAACCAATTGATAGAGTCGATGCTGCATTAAATGGCACGGTAACTTCAACAGTTATAAGTGTTACTCTTCTTCCGGTACTTATGATTCCAATAACAGTTGCCGGTAAACTGGCGGTAGTAACTGTATATTCTAATGATTTTGCGTCAGTGGTGGCACTATCTTGGTTGCTGGTTTCTGTCCAGACTGCACCATCGAATAACCACATACTCCATTCCCCAGTATTGTTGCCCTGACCATCATCACTGTTTATGACATAAGCCTGATCACCAATAAGCGGACTCAATGCGTTCAATTGTGTTAGATTAGTAACAACAGTCGACGATGATGTCCTTAAACCCTCAGCAATGTATAAGCCGCAAGCTTTTACACCATTTTCAACAGATATGAAACCAAAATCATCAACTGTTACACCAACTACATCAAGAAAATTAATTGGTCTGGCATCAATAGCAGTGAACACAATAACGTATGATGTTGATGCCGGTGTCGACAACGCAAGACCGGCACCGGAATTAGTTCCAGCAAACATAACACCATTAATATCTGCTACTGAATTTACTATGGTAATTGCGCCCCCGGTTGTATGTGTTATTTTCAAGACAAGTGTATTAGGTGTTGATGCTACGATACCCGGGATACCGGCAGCATTAATGCTCTGAGCCATTTGTGCTGGCCTTGCATAATCGGTGTAACCGGGATCCGGTGATGCAATATTAAATATAACTGTAACACCGTTTATGGTTGCCGAAGCAGGTGATGATGTAGCCCACAACGCGGGTTCGCCATACACACCTGTTATTAAAGAATTATTAGTCTGTACCGACGATGATGATAATGTTATTGCTGACAAAACACCGGTTGTCGGCGCTACAAAATTAACTGCCGAAACTATATCAGATGCTGCTCCAAGACCACCGACTGTAATATCTACGCCATTAAGTTGAAACACGTTACCGGGTGTGGTCGGGCCGCTTGCTGTACTGGTTGATACTGAGGATGTATTATTCCGTAACTTAATGTATATTTCGCCACCGCCGGGTATTGTTGTAATTTCTCCAGGGTTTATTAGAGATGTATACAATATATCAGCAATATTTCCCGGTAAGTAATCCAAGAAATCAACAATCTTTTGTACTGGGTTTATAGTAAACCATCCGGGAATAGTATCCGACACAGATGTAACTCTGCCAATAACAATTCTGTTTGACACATCAGATAACACAAACGAATTCGTAACTGAATCAGCGGCAATAACATCATTAAATGCAAAACTATTACCTGCTTGATAAAGTGGATAATCATATTGTAAATTTATATATTCAAATCTACTTTGCAAATTAATCGCAAATGCCGACGAAGTACCTGCAGATGGAACCGGGTCTATTTCCGGGGTACCGGTATCACCGATATTAAACACTACGTATGTCCCAGTTGATGGAAATCCATTTCCTAACTGAGTTGCATCTCTGAATGTATTGTATCTAAAAACATCCTGCACTATTGCGGTAACTTGAGTGGTGGTCTTAGATTCAATCGTAATAATTTGCCAGGCTTGACCAGTTGTTAAGTTTGCAACCCACTGCCCGACAGTTATATCCTGCGCATTATAGGTACCCGGGTCTCGAGTTAAGTACGAACTTTGATTCTGAGTTGTAACATCCATTACAACTCTCCATTTATAATCTTTCTGTATTGGCGCTGGCGGCAAAGCCGGTGGTATAACAGGAAAATTTAACGGGTTATACCAGGGCATTGTAGCCGTACCGACCACAGATATCACTGAAGCCTGTATAGATTTAAGCGGTATATTCTGAAATGACATTTAGAATCCAAAAACAATAACTAACCAGGCACGATTGCCGATTGTCGATGATGCGCCGGTATCACTCATTCTTGTCTGTAATCCGACTATGTTTGCTGCACTAAAAATTCCATTAGCAATATCGGGCGAAGCTGCTGTACCACCGCCGACCAACGATGCTGTTGGAAATCCCGATGTATCCTTCATATTAAATACATTAGTAGTAAAATTTTGCCCATATGTCATAATAGACTTAGGTGGATTTGACTTACCAGTAAATGCATAGTTTGCAATACAATTAGCACCATCGGTGATTGTTGTTGTAACGCCCGATGTCTGCGAAAAAATTGCGTCAACAGGCGTAAAATTACCGGAACCACCCGAACCGTAGTGAAATACTACAATCTCTGGTGTGCTGGATCCACCGCCACCCGATATAGTAGTATTTGTAACACTCGTAATTCTACCTTTGGCATTAACGGTGAAAACAGGAACTTGTGTGGCACTACCATATGTATTAGCAGTAACACCGGTGTTAGAAAGCGTAGTTGCAAATGAACCTGTTCCAGAACCAGTTACATCGCCTGTTAAAGTAATTGTTTGATCACCAGTATTTGTACCGGAAATATTTGTACCTGTTACAGTGCCTGTTGCTGCTACAGACGATGGTGTAATAGCACCAAGTGTAAGTAAAATAGCTGGTGTTGTTGTCGGTGTGCTGACTACACCAGAAATACCATTTGCTGATGTTACAGAAACGCTTGTAACTGTACCAGTACCATCGCCGGTCTGCCACGAGATATTTATGCCGTCACTTTTAAGGAACTTACCGGCTTGGCCAGTCTGTGATGGTAACAGTGCATTAGACGCCGCTGTAGCTGTTGTTGCACCTGTACCACCATTTGCAATACTTAATGTTCCACCTAAGGTTAATGTCCCGGATGTTGTAATCGGGCCACCTGACAATGTAAGTCCTGTGGTGCCACCCGAACCGCTAATAGATGTTACTGTACCAAGTGCGCCACCATTAGTAGCAGAGGTTATACGGCCATGAACATTAACTGAAATTGTTGCATTTGTATATGTGCCTGGCGTAACACCTGTTGCATTCAACGATGTTGTAATGCTGCCGGTGCCCATACCAGTAACATCACCGATAAGTGTAATAGTCTGGTCGCCGGTGTTTGTACCGGACAAGTTTGTGCCAGCCACTGTACCGGACGCTAATACACTCGTTGGTGTAATATTACCGAGCGACAGTGTTATTGCAGGTGTAGACGTAGCATTAACAACTGAGCTTGTAATACCGTTTAAGGATGTCACAGACACATTGGTAACAGATCCAGTTCCGCCACCACCAAAGGGAGTTTCGACGCCGACCGAATTCAGTGAATAAAATACACCGTTTGTTTTGGCATAAAAAGAAATTTTACCGCTAGTTGGTGGTAGCGGTGTTGTATCACCTTGCAAAAGCAAGATATCTGCTGGTCTTGTCATAGTATTGCTATTCTCCCGTTATTGTCAATAGTACCTAATACTTCTAATGTGCTAGTTACTATGTATTGATGCCTTTGTTCAATCACTAACGTCTCAGTGAAATCAACTAAGTCCCTCACTGATGTATCGACGTGCTGTGTTGTAATTGAAGTTACAAGGCCTTTGTTGTTAACTGTTATTGTCGGGACATAATGTGAATTAGCATATGTTCCCGGTGTAACATTAACCGTTGCTAGAGATGTTGGAAATGATCCTGTACCAGATCCCGTTACGTCACCTGTTAAAGTGATTGTTTGATCACCAGTATTTGTACCAGAACTTGAACCTGTAAAATTACTTCCAGAAATTGTACCTGTTGCTGCAACAGAAGTCGGTGTAATATTACCTAATCCGATTGTAATACTTGGTGTACTTGTCCCATTTAACACTAATGCAGTTACACCTTGTGTGCCTGTTGCTGAAACAGAAGTTACTGTGCCAGTTCCACCACTCGTAATTGGAATGTTTACAACATTAGTAATTCGACCCTTAGCATCAACAGTAAATTGTGGTACAGTTGTTGTGCTACCAAATGTGCCTGTTGTTGCATTAACTGTTGCAAGAGTGGTTACAAAACCACTCGTACCTGTGCCTGACACATCGCCTGTTAATGTAATTGTTTGATCACCCGTATTTACACCAGAAAGATTTGAACCGTAAATTGTGCCAATAGATGAGATACTTGTCGGAGTAATTGCACCTAATGTAAGGGTTATTGCTGGCGTAGTTGTGGGGTTAGCAACGCTTCCGCTGATTCCATTTGCCGACACGATAGAAACTGTTGTAACCGTTCCTAATCCGGTGGGCTTGTTTATCAGGTCATTGTAATTACCAGTTGTTGCAACCGTGGCGAGCCCCATAATGCTACTGGCTGGTATAGTGGTAGAATAGACCAACTGTGTGCCAGTTGAATTCCATTTAACATAACCGTCTGGAAGCGGTGGTTTCGCTGTATCACTTAATCCGGCAAAACTAAAACTGCTACTTGTCGGTTTGTTTAGCAGAGTATTATAGTCAAGGAATTTATTTTCCCATAGGCTAGTGAATGAGTTAAAAACTAATGCTTGTCCATTACTTAGTGTAATGTTAGGACTATCAACCGTAGGAGATACATTAAGCAATTCGCCTAATTTATTCGCTCCACCCGATCCACCGGCCAAGTCAGCGTTGACATATGCTTTTCTTACAGCATCATACAGTAAGCCCTGGCCGTCGTGTAAATTCTTGATATAGAACGTCGGGGTATACTGATTTAATAATGAATTTTGACCAATTATTGCCATCTTATATTCCTTACAAGCTCAATAGAACTTTATCGATCTGGCCCCATTGCCATGTTTGCCATTGTGTGTTTATATTAACTGGTTGAATATAATCACGGGATAATACTGCTCTTAGATAAACAAAATTACCTAAAAATGTTATAGCTAACGATCCGGTGTCGCCGCCGTTAGCACCTGTTGGCTCGAGTGGTTCGATAGGAAACGGAATAAACGGTGTATTTACGTCTCCGTTTGGATTTAATCTTATCCAGAACCAATCTTCTGGTTTCGGATCTAATGCTAATGTACCCTGTATACCGAATCCGCCGACAAAGTTCTGAAAAATTACCTGAGCCGTATGTATGCCGTCGGTATACCCATAATATGCGTCGGCTCTAATGGCTTCACCGATTACATTCCACTGTGTACCGGTGTTTGTTAGCATTACAACTGATTTTCTGATTGCCATGGTATTCCTTCTTGTTCTCTATTATTTATCAGATAACGGCAAGAAATATAACCCATAAAAAAAGGATCCTTAGGATCCTTTTTTGAGTGTAATATATTAAACTATAATAAGACTCGGTGCGTGTGGCCGAACATCAGATGTTAATTCGCCATCTACTAAGTCCACAACTACCCTACCACCATCTTTCAATTTGCCGAACAAGATTTCCTTAGACAGTGGTTTCTTAACCTTTGTCTCAAACAAGCGTTCGAAAGGACGTGCACCCATTTGTGGGTCCAATCCATTTGTAGCAAGCCAATCACGCGCCTGCGCAGTGACAGTAAGAGTAATATTTTTATTTTCCAACATTGCTTCTGTTTTATCAACTTCAGCATTAACAATCATACGCATTTCATCAATGCCGAGCTTGTTAAATTTAATAGTAGCATCTAAGCGATTTCTAAATTCTGGTGTAAACAAACGCTTGAGTTCGGTATCAACTGCAATACTATTATCCTGACTGCCGAATCCGATGCGCTTTTTTTCAGCTTCCGATGCACCAGCATTGGCAGACATAATAAGCACGACATTAGTAAAGTCAACAGTCTTACCTTTGCTAGATGTCAGGCGGCCTGCATCCATAACCTGTAACAATACGGAGAAAATATCAGGTGATGCCTTTTCAATTTCATCCAACAACAATACGCAATTTGGGTTAGCATCGATTTCTGCAATCAGTTGACCTTCGCCCATTTTACCTTCGCCGTGTCCAACATACCCGGGAGGCGCACCGATCAATTTGGAGATAGTATGCTTTTCCATGTATTCAGACATGTCAAACCTTACTAACTTAACACCAAGTAATTCTGCAAGTTTTTGTGCGGTATATGTTTTACCAGATCCGGTAGGGCCAGTAAACAAGAAATTACCAACCGGCTTAGCAGGATTACGTAGCCCGGCCTTAGACATATAGATGGCCTCGGTAAGAACGCTAATTGCAGCATCTTGTCCATATACTTTATTCTTAAGTCTTGGCTCAAGGTTTGCAAGTGCGTCATTAGCCTTAATATCCATCATGTCTACAGGAATACGTGCAATTTTAGCAGCCTGTTCGAGCACAGTTTGCGTAGTTACAGATGCCTTCTCATTGAGTTTTGCGACAGCACCTGCAGCATCCATGATGTCAATTGCTTTATCCGGGAAAAACTTACTCTTTAGGTATCGATCAGCCAAATCAACACACAAGTCGGTTGCGCCAGCATCATAAACAACACCATGAAACTTTTCGTAATGCTTCTGCAGACCGGCAAGGATTAATTTAGTTTCTGCTGCTGATGGTTGATTAATGTCGTACTTCTGGAAGCGACGCAGCAAAGCCTTATCCTTCTCAAAATGTTCGTGGAATTCGTCATATGTGGTTGCGCCAACACACATTAATTGACCTTTTGCAAGCATAGGCTTCAGTAAGTTGCCAGCGTCCATTGTGCTGCCAGATGAAGATCCAGCACCTAAGATCATATGAATCTCGTCAATGAACATAATGCAGTTCCCGAGCTTTTTAACTTCGTCAAGCACACCTTTAAGGCGTTCTTCGAAGTCACCGCGGAACTTAGTTCCAGCAATCAATGCACCAATATCAAGACTGTACACAACTTTGTCGAGCAAAGCCTTCGGTACTTCTTTTAGTGTAATTTTTAATGCAAGTCCTTCTGCAAGTGCAGTTTTACCAACGCCGGGCTCGCCAACATAAACAACATTGTTTTTCTTACGGCGAGCAAGAATCTCAATTGTATCTGCAACTTCGCGCTCACGACCGATAACAGGGTCAATCGCACCGTCTGCTGCATCCTTGTTAAGGTTACGAGCATACATCGTAAGTGGACTTTCGTCGCTGTTTGCTTGTTTTTCTTCCGACTTACGCAACTGCGTAATAATCTTTTCACGATTTACACCGTTCTTAGCAAGGAAGTAATATGCATGACTTGTTTCTTCGCTTAGAATACTTAACAATACTGCTTCATTTGTTAATTCTGCGCGACCGCTAAACACCAGTTGTGTTAATGCCCGCTGCATTGTGCGCTGTAATACAGTTGTGCGTTTGGCTGGAACTTCGCGCAATGATTCTGGTTTCTTCAGAGCAGGATCACCAAGGAATGCAATGACTTCGGTTTTGATTTTTGACGGTTGACCACCGATTGCTAAAATCAGTTCGTTAACTTCTTTTTCGTGAAGTAGTGATAGTAGGATATGCTCGAGCGTAATATACTCGTGATTATTATCGTTTGCGATGCCGACTGCTCGTTCAACCATCTTCTCGACTTTTTTCGTGCTCATTGTTTTCCTTAAATATTAAATATAGTACGGTGATTCATTGTTTTCAAAAATGTTTTTTCACTATCAGTCAATGACTTAGGTGTTGTTACACTAATTCTTACCAATAAATCTCCATTCTTGTCTGTCTCCGGATTTTTCATACCCTTACCGGCAAGACGCACAATTTGATTATTTTGTATGCCCGCAGGTATAGTAAATTGTAACTTATTATTGTCTAAATGGTCAAGTGTGGCTTCAATACCTAACATTGCCTCTATGGCAGATATCTCAATTTCTACTAATAAGTCATCATTAGCGCGTTTAAACTTATGGTGAAGCAATACATCAACTATATAAATTGCAGAGTCAACAAAAAATCGTGTTCCTGCCCTAACTCCGGCTGGCAGATTAATTGTTTGACCGCCCGGTAGTCTAAATGTTGCACCGCTGTATGCTTGCTCAAGTGAAACATTAAGCCCGTGTCTCTTTTGTTGCTGTTGTCTGGCTTGCCCAAAGATATCACCAAAGCCAGTGTTGCCAAACATATTACCAAACATCTCTTTAAATGCTGCTTCATCAACTGGATTGCCAGCTGTATGTGTCCATTGCTGGCCCGGGTGATGATGAGGAGCATTGTGACCATGTTGATCATAGGATCCACGCTTTTGCGCATCACTTAGTGTGGCATATGCTTCTTGTATTTCTTGAAATTTTGCGGTATCGCCGCCCTTGTCTGGGTGGTGTTTGCTTGCAAGGCCGCGATATGCTTTTTTAATTTCAGCTTCGTCGGCAGATTTAGCTACGCCTAAAATCTCGTAGTAATCGCGTTTGCTCATTTATTCTTTCTATGGGTTTACTGTGCAGACATACTTAATTGGACTCCAGGTATACCCTGCCTTAATACATGCTGCTCGTTTGTCCTGGTGTTCGTGCGATAATAGTGCTGCCATTCCGAGCATTAAGCCGACACATATTGCTACAAATACAATGATTTGAAGATACTGCATTATAATCGGTAGATGATTCGCCCAAGATTCAAATCATATGGGCTCATCTCAACTTCAACAATGTCATCTAAAATAATCTGAATGTTGTTCTTGCGAATTTTTCCGCTGACTACAGCATTCATTATATGCCCGTTTTCTAACTTTACCTTAAATCGTGCACCCGGACTTGCGTCGGTAATACGACCACGTGTAACAATAACATCATCTTTAGCCAATTTTTATCCTCTGTATTTAATTTCAGTATTTCTGAGTAACATTACTCTGTCATCACTATTATTACCGACACATAAATATTTGTCAATCGGCATAACTGTATAGACACCTAACATACCTGTTAACACTGTAGCTTCTATTGGGGTATTTGTCAATCTGAATGCTGATTCGGATAGAAAGTTTCTTCCAATTACAGTATCGTAATCACCGACATCCACAACTTCAGCAACAATCTTGCGGGAACCTGTACCTAATGTAACAGTATTACCTTCAAAGTTGCAATACATAATATGCGCGTCTTGTAAAAATGACATTACTTTCGGTTCTAATGATTCTTTCATAAAGTCATCCTTTGATTTATATTCTTCCGGATTTGTAATAACAAATTTGTAAATTGCTGGATCATTGAATTTAAATTCCTGATCATCGGACAAATATGTTTTAACCTTCCACTCTTGCTTGCCTGATACATTTTCAACATCTTTTAAGAGTGCCTGAAATTTATTAGGAAATGTATCATCACGGCCCATTTCAACAAACACCAAATATCTACCTTCTTCGTCAGTGTTAGGGCTTACCTCGACATCTAATGCGTCAATGTAACCACGCTGAATAAAGGTGTTTAAATCTTCGGCAGGCTCTTGATCTAATAGATAAAATGCAACAACAATAACACTTTTGTTATCGCCTGCCTTTGGCTCAAATTCATCAATTGATACCATAGGCAAAATAGTACCTTCTAAATCATTATTTTTT